AAGCTCTAATAGAGTTTGCAGAAGCATATAGGCATGGGGAAAAAATTGTTTATAAATAATTTGGCGGTTTTTTGGCGGAATGATGGCGGTTTTTATCCATTTACCAGTGATATTATGATAGTGTCGAAAGATTAGTGATAGGTCTGAGACGAAATAAAATATAAGGGAGGAAACCTCCCTTATCGTTGCAAACTTCTTCTTTGAATAGACAGCAATCGGAAAAACTACTCACATGTGTTTTCCTATACGATTGCTGTTTATTCTAAAATTGTTAACAAAAAGACAACTGCTAAAAATAAATCAAATCAAAAAAAGTTCTTTTTCTCCTTATGGAGTAGTTGTCTGTTCTTTAATTAAACATAGAGGTCGTATAATTAGAGTTTCATCATTAACGAATGGCAAATCGATAGATACGTCTAAAGTTTTAAAATCCCAAGTAGTAGAGTAACTAGGCATTTGTAAGTTAGTTACCTCATCAAAATTAGATAGTTCCATTAACTTGTCCATTAAAATGTGGGGGCGCTCTGCCAATTTCAATTTAGATGAATAGCCACCGCTAATCGAGTCTCTAAAATATTGGGATACTGTATGATTTACATATGCATATAACTCATCTATATATGCAGCCTTATTTGATTCTTCATCACGGAAATACTCATTTTTGAAGAAATCTTCATTTATAATTGGATCAGAGCCGGTTTTGTATAGAACGTTAGTAGCTGTTGCGGGGCCAAATCTTGTATCCCAAATAATTTCAAACGGAATAAAGTCTTTGTTTGCTCGTTTAGCGAGTCTATTGAAAGTAAAAACTGCATGTTCAAATGCTTGTATTTCATGTTTGTTCATGTAAAAACACTCCTAAGGATTAATTTCAACGCTCTCTATCGTTGATAATATTTATTATACAACAAGTAATCGTTTTCACAAGCTGTTTTTTGATCGCTGTGGCGGAATAGGTAGACGCACTAGTCCTTCCAAAGGATACCAGTAAAGGGCGGAGCTTAGCTCAAATTAGGGTAGGTATCATGCAAGGTGCAAATCCTTGCCAGCGATTTTGGGTTTACGGTGATCCTAAGCTACCAGTTAGCAAAACCGTAAGAGGGTATAACTGCATCTCATTGCTGAGGTGTAGTTTTTACATATGAGATCACTCGCTGAGTGGTCTTTTTTTAGGAGGAAAATATGAATTTATTATCTATTATCACGTTACCAGCTGTTTTAGTAGGATTTGCACATGCTTCAGTTCATGCAACGCCACATGCAAGTCCACATACATCAGCGCATACGAGTTCACATGTTAGTTCGCACTCATCAGTGCATACTTCTAGCAAGAGCGGTAGTACATCAAAGGGAAGTAGCTCAAAGTCAAATAGTTCTAAAAAAAGTAACCCTAGCGGTAAAAATACAGATGCGAAAAATAGTTCAAGCAGTTCGTATCCTTCTTTCTTTCCATGGTGGGGCACAAGCAACCACAAAGAAAAGAATGATGTAGATCAAATTAAGAAAGAAATCAAAGCGTTAAACAAATCGGATCAGAAAAAAATTAAAAAATACGTTGATGATTTGGTCAAGTAAAGGTCGCTCAATGAGTGATCTTTTTTATTTTGTTTAGAGGAGGTTACATAAATGAGAAACTACTGGTACGTATCACTATCTAATAGGTATCCCCAACCAAATGATAATGATCCAATTAGAGTAGTTCAATCAGTACAAATCAAAAAGAATTATTCAATCATTGAAATGGTACGAGAAGCAACACCAGATGAGATCGATAAGTACAATCTTCGTTACTGTGGCCATGGTTATTTCAGTGAACAGAACATACAGACGAATATTGAGAGGTACATCAAATGAATGATAACTATGATTACATCAAGTTGATTGAAAAGATAAGAGCAGAGAAAGATATGGATGAACTGGCCACATTGTTTATGAACATCATTAGCCTAGTGGGGTTAAAGATGGATGAAGTAGCTGCACTAAATTATTTCATCGCTGAGCAAACAATTAAAGCTGAACACAATGCTAAGTTCTTGAAAGAGCGGCTAGACCTGGATGTAAAAGAATTAGGTGTTGAAGGGATATTCAAAGTGCAAGAAGCTTTAGTGAATGTTTATGTCGGAAAGATGCAATAGCATTAGCAAGTAATTATTGGTTGTTTTCAGGAGGGAAACTATGAAATTAAAAGATTATATCAGGGAAGGGTATAACATTGTAACTACACCAAATCTAGCTTATAAAATCCAAGAAGATTATCCCAATGCTTTAGTGTTTACTGATAGAGCTTTAGATGCCATTCCTATAGGGAAGTTATTAGTAGATCGTTTTTATAGCAATAATCCAGCTGTTCTTAGTGCTAAGCCACTTCAAAATGCTTATGCTATTGAACGCTTTACTTGCGAGTTTACTGGATATGAGACGGTAGTACCAATGACAGGTGAGACAGGAAGAAAAGTAATTCAACAGATCAAAAAGAGGATTGCTGAATTGACGTTAGATGATGGAAGTAATACGAACCTTCTAGAAATCAAACTAAGAGATACTGACTCAGTACCAGAAGTTTATTATAAAGGTCAACGAATGGATGAGATGCCGATAGGTCTTGTCGATATTACTTATCATTGGCATACAAGAAGTTATGATACAAATGGACAGAATAAAATACATATTGAGTATTATGATAGTCCGAATACAAAGTATCTAGATAAAAGAACGATAGAACATGAGAGAGAAACTTAAATGAGAGAGGTCAGACCTAGAGACGAAATAGATAAACTCTATAAGACAAACAAATGGAGGAAACTTAGAAAGCTAGTCATAGCAAGGGACTTTGGTGTATGCCAAGAGTGTCAACGCCGAGGGATAATAACAAGAGGAGTAGTTGTCCATCACATAATCGAAGCAAGAGAAGATATAACTAAGTTCTGGGACATAGATAACCTAGAGCTTGTTTGCCTTGCTTGCCATAACAAAGAACATCCTGAGAAATCAGGAGGAGAAAAGAAAGTTAAGACGAAGAGAAAGGTAGTGAAGTTCTATGCAACAAGAGAGTAATGTAGCAAATAAACAGATTGAGTCTTTAGAATATCTCACTAAAGAAATTAATGAATTAAAATCAGCTGTTTTGAATGGAACTGTAATTATAGAATCAATCTATGTATCTCGTGAGACGAGACTAATCACCAAGTTTTAGCGACACCTAGATTAGTGTGTGAGAATTTAAGAGTGGAAATAGAACTTAAAAGATACAGAGGTAACTAGCCCCCCTACTTAGAAAAATAGAAACAGGAGGGGCGCCAAGACCGGTGCGCCCCTTCCTTTACACAAATACCGCTTTTCGATTTTTTTAGACGATTAGAAAATAATGAAAGAAGGTGAAATTATGCCAAGACCAGCTAAAAGTGCAAGATTACAATTGCTCCAAAAAAATCCAAACAAAAGAAATACAAAAGAATTGAAAAAGCGAGCAGAAGTTGAAGAAAAATTAAAAATGAATACAGATGAAATCAGGGCTCCTTCGTGGCTAGATAAGCAGGGAAAAGAAGTGTTTGATTTTATTAAAAATGAATTACTATCAGTCGAATTAGTGATGAATCCAGATGTATACTTAATGGCTATGTATAGTGATTGGTACTCTCAATATGTAGAATTAAGAAAGCAATATAGAAAAATGCAAAGAGAGTACAAAAAAGAATACAAACGAAATAAAGAGCTTGCTGAAGCAAGTGGTAAAGAATTCAATGAACCACCAGAGATGTATGGGAATCCATTATCAAAACAAATGGATACATGTTCCAAAAATTTACGTGTTTTTGGTGGAGATTTAGGACTTTCTCCAGCTTCTAGAGCAAAATTAGCTATAAAACTATCTCAAGATGAAGAAGATGATTCAGAATGGAATTGACTTCTTTATCTTATTCTGAGTTAGAAAAATGGTGGGAAAACTACAAGGAGGAACAAGCTTCTTGGGGCGGGATATTATTAGAACCCTATCCAGAATTATTGACTACTTGGTACGCTGAACGTTTGATCGATGAATCTATACCAGCGAGTAAAGAAAATATTCTTGCTGCTAAAAGGCATATATTAGATTTAGAACGACAAGGAACCGAAGAATTTCCGTGGATTTTTGATGAAGAAGTAGGGCATCGTCCAATTCGATTTATTGAAGATAATTGCCGTCCGACTGAAGGAGACTTTGACCGATTTATTTTGCAACCATGGCAACATTTTATCATTGGTTCAATGTTTGGATGGATTCATAAAGACACAGGAATCCGACGTTTTCGTGAAGCTTTGACATTTGTAGGACGAAAAAATGGTAAAACGTCACTTATCAGCGGATTATCAGCTTATATGTTGGGATATGATAACGAGCAAGGTGCTAATGTCTATGTTTTGGCCAATGCGAAAGATCAAGCATCAATTTTATTTGATAAAACAAAGGAAATGGTAAAGCAATCTCCTAGATTAGACAAAAAGTATAAGCCACAAAGATCATTAATTAAAGACGAAGCAACTTTTTCTAAGATGGAGGCCCGAGCATCGGATAGTAAAAAACTCGATGGATTAAATACTCATTTTGCGATTTTCGATGAAATCCATGAATTTATAAATTTCAAATTGATTAATGTTATAAAAAAATCTCGTGGTACACGAAGACAGCCACTGATAGTTTATATAACTACGGCTGGTTATGTTCTTGATGGACCACTTATGCAATATTATGATAATGCACTCGATTGTTTAGAACATCTTGAAGATGGTCTAGATGAACGAGTTTTTTATTTTGTAGCAAAACTAGATGATGTTTCTGAAGCAGATGATCCAAGAAATTGGATCAAAGCTAATCCAAATATAGGATTGATGTCATTTGTTGATTTAGTAACCGATTGGAAAACAGAGCGCAATAGTCCTCAAGAACGTGCAGACTGGATTACTAAGCAATTCAATCTATTTTCTGACATAGACGAATTATCATTTTTAGATATGCAGACAATTAATAAGAATAACAAAATAATTGATTGGAAAACAATGGAAGGTAAAGAATGTGTTGGAGGATATGACTTATCAGAAACACAAGACTTTACATCAGCTAATTTGGAATTTCCCATTTATGAAACTGGAGAAATAGCAGTTTTAGAACATAGTTGGATTTCACAAGAAAGATATAACAACGACAATAATAAACAACGGTTGGATGCTTGGATAAAATCAGGTGATTTAACTGTGACACCAGGAAGTTATGTTGATTATCAGTTTGTTTTTGACTGGTTTGTGGAACAATCAAAAAAATATAAAGTGTTGAAAATTAGATATGATCGAAGAAATAGTCTGATTTTAAATCAAGAATTGATTGATTTTGGATTTGTCATGGAAGAAGCTATTCAAGGATTCACTACTCTTGGTGGACCAATGAAAGACTTAAAAGAACGATTTTTAGATGGCAAAGTTATTTATAATCAGCAAAAAATTTTTAGATGGTATTTATCAAATGTAAAACTAGTACAAGATAGAAATAATAATTGGATGCCTACAAAACAATCAAAAAACAGAAAAATTGATGGTTTTGCATCAGTGTTAAATAGTCATGTAAGTGTGGTAGAAATGTTTGCTAAAAAATCAAAACAAACAGGAACTGTTGGCTTTATAAGTATAAGAGAAATGATGAGAGGAGGTTAATAAATGAATAAATTCCAAAAGACTATTAACAAAATAACTCCTAAATTCATCAAACAATCAATTGTTAAAGGATATGCTGAAAAACAAAACTTTAAATCATGGATTGGAAAGACTTTTTTTGGATTAGAAAACTCAACTCTAGAAACTAACGAAAATATATTTTCAGTCATTTCTCGTTTAAGTAATACATTATCCAGTCTACCATTCAAAAAATATCTGAATTACGATCAGCAATTCGATGAGTCTATGGACCGATTAATATATTTTCCTAATAAAAATCAAACTTTAGACCAAATAATTAATGTACTTGAAGTTAGTAGAAATACAAATGGGAATGGGTATGCTTTGATTGTTCGAGATATTCGGGGGCAATTAGAATCTTTGGTACCCTTCAATCCAAATTATGTTGAACCAGTAATTGAACAGAATAGTAAAGAATTATGGTATCAAGTGAACAACGATGGCAAAACATTCTACTTTCATAATTCTGATGTTATTCATGTACGACATATTGCAGGAAATGGAAATTGGAAGGGAATCAGTCCGATACAAGTATTAAAAAATTCGAATGATTTTGATAAAGCTGTTCGGGAATTCTCTTTAAAAGAAATGCAATCCTTACGAGATTCATTTATTTTAACTTATGACACTAGTGTTGATGAGGAAAAAAGAAAAGCTGTAGTGGAAGATTTTCGACGTTTCTATGCAGAAAACGGTGGTGTGCTATTTCAAGAGCCAGGTATAACTATTGAAGAAATGAATCGGAACTTTGTAGCAACTGACATGAAAATTACTGAAGAAATAACAAGGGATCGGATTGCTAATGTTTATAACGTTCCTAGTATCTTTTTGAACTCTGACAGTAGTAGCTTCTCATCAAACGAACAGTTGATGCAACTATTCGTTAATATGACTCTCACTCCTATTGTGAAGCAATATGAAAGAGAATTTAACAAGAAGATACTTCAAAAAAAAGAAAGAATAAAAGGCTATTACTTTAAGTTCAATATGATGGGGCTTTTACGTGGGGACAGTGATGCTAGGCAGAAATTTTATCATGGTGGTATTCGTGATGGGTGGATGGCGCCAGATGAAGCACGGATGCTTGAAGAAATGCCACCACGTGGAGGTAAAGCTGCTGCCCTATGGATTTCAGGCGATATGTACCCGCAAGAAATGGATCCAACATTAAGGAAATCGAATAAATCTAGTGAAACAGACGTAGCTAAAAATAGTTAGGTCTTTTTTTATTTTTCCTTGAAAGGAGGGTAGTTATGAAAAAATTTTGGGAATGTAAACAGTCTGTTAATAAAGATGAAGCTGACATCTATATTTTTGGAGAAATTACATCATTCAAATGGGATGAATCAGGTACAACAGCTTCGAGTTTTCAAAAAGATTTAAAAGAGCTTGGAGATGTCAAAAAAATTAATTTACATGTGAATTCTCCTGGTGGTTCTGTTTTTGAAGGAATTGCAATAGGAAATATGTTAAAGCAACATAAAGCATATGTAACAGCTTATGTGGATGCTCTAGCAGCTTCTATTGCCAGTGTTATTGTAGTTAGTTGTGACAAGGTTATTATGCCAGAAAATAGCATGATGATGATTCATAATCCATGGTCTTTTGCTATAGGTAATGCTAATGAATTAAGAAAACAAGCTGACGATCTTGACAGAATTGCGGAATCATCAGTTGTAACTTATCTTGCTAAAGCTGGTGAGAAATTAACAGAAGAAAAAATCAAACAAATAATGGCTGAAGAAACTTGGTTATCAGCAAAAGAAGCATTTGACTATGGTTTATGTGACATTGTTGAATCTTCGAATCAAATAGCAGCATCTATTAGCGAAAAACTCTTTAGTAATTATCAAAGAGTTCCTGAGAAATTCTTAATGACTAAACAAGAAAATCAAATAGATGATCATGAAAGAAAAAAAATAATCGAACAGGCAAAAAAAGATAAAGAATATATAACTAACGTATTAGGAGGACTTTAAAAATGAAGACACTTTTTGAATTAAAACAAGATATGACAACGGTAGGAAAACAAATACAAAAAACTAAAGATGAAATTTCTCAAAAAGCAGCTGATACTTCAGTAACTGTTGAAGAATTAAATCAATTAAATAAAACTGCAGCAGAATTACAACAAAGATTTGATATTATTAAGAATCAACATGATCAAATGGAAGCAGAACAAAAAGCAAGCCTTGCAAAAGGAAACTTTACAGAGGCCACAGATCCTAAGCAGAAAATTATTGATGCAAAGGCAGAATTAATTCGAGCAACGATGGCTAATCGACCTGTTAATTCAGATGTTTTACAAGTATTAGGGGATAATTCGACTACAAAAGGAGATAAATTCTTACCTTCTACATTAACAAATGATATTATTGCGGAACCGCTAGTAAAAAATCAATTGAGAGAAAAAGAAGCAGTCACTCAAATTACGAATCTTGTAATTCCTCGGATTGCATTTACGATTGATGACGATGATTTCATTCAAGATGGAGAAGCTGCAAAAGAAGTAGAATTAAAAGGAGATTCAGTTAATTTTGGACGTTTTCAAACAAAAGTAAAAGCTGGAATTACTGATACAGTATTGATGGGAACGAATACGAATCTGGTTCAAACAGTAGAAAATAATTTACGTGCAGGACTTGCTGCAAAGGAACGCAAAGTTTCATTTGCTACTTCACCTAAAAGTGGCGAAGAACATATGAGTTTCTATGATAAAACCGAAGTGAATATCAAGGAGGTGGAAGGAAATGATTTATATGAAGCAATCACTAATGCTTTAGCAGACTTGCACGAAGATTTTCGAGAAAATGCAACAATTTATATGCGTTTTTCTGATTATGTAACGATTATTCGAACTTTAGCTAATGGAAGTGCTACATTATACAATGCGCAACCAGAGCAAGTCTTAGGTAAACCAGTAATCTTTACTGATGCGGCTACAACACCTGTTGTTGGTGATTTCTCATATGCACATTTGAACTACGATATTGCAGATGTATTATATGAACAATACAAAGACTATGATAAAGGTATTAATTATTTCATGGTAACAGCGTGGTTTGATCACCAAATTAAATTAGCTTCAGCGTTCCGTCTAGCTACGATAAAAAAAGCGTAACCCCATCAACAGATGGGGATTCTGAACAAATATCTCATAATTCGCGGGATAAATCGAATTTGACAGATAAAAATGATTTTACTTCTTTGAAAGTTTCGGAATTAAAACATCTTTTAGACGAGAAAAATATTTCTTATAAATCTTCTGATAAAAGAGAAGATTTAATTGCTTTATTAGAAGAATCTAAAGAAGAATAATCGTATTATCAATAAAATTCCGTTAATTTAAGTTAGGTGAATGTAAATGATTTTAAATCCAAGGGATGAATTAGATTTACAAGAGATAAAAGAAGCTATCCGAGAAGATTATTCAAATGATGATATAGGTATAATACGAGCTGCTAGATCAGCAATTGCATATATAAAAGGGGCTATCGGAAAAGATAAGCCTTCTTTTTATTTGCAAGATAATGAAACCATAGATTTATTAAATTTAGGTATTTTGCTATTAACAGACCATTATTATCATGCAGGTTCGGCAACTATTGAATCCAGTAGTCAAAATGGTGTACTTAGAGAATATGACTTGGGTTTCAATTCTATTCTTCTTCAATTAAAAGCGGAATATAAGGTTTTTAAGGAGGAAGAAACAAATGAGGAAAAGTAGGACTGGTAAAATGAACACGATTATTTGCTTTTGGGAATATCAACCTCATAAAGGTCCTGAACCAGGAGATGAAGAAAAAGTAATCCTTTATAAAGCTCGTGCTGAAGTTTATGATCCATCAAAAAAGGATTTGGAAATTCTTAATGGTAAGGAAACTAAAAAAGCTGTAACAGTTGTAATTCGTGATACTCGTGGCTCTTATATTCCGTCAAATAAACATTATGTTGAGATTGAGGATTATAGACTTCAAGGGAAATGGAACATTATAGATGTCAGAAACGATATTTCTGAAAATCGATTTATAACTATTATTTTAGGAATGATTGATGATGTCTAATGTTGAATTTAAAGGTGTTCAAGAAACTTTAAAAAATTTAGAAAAAAAACTAGGTAGTCGAAAAATAAGAGCTATTACTAAAAAAGCTGTAGATGCAGGTGCAAAACAAGTAGAGAAAAGACTACAAAAAGATATGCTTGTTTTTAAAGATAAAGGTTATACCATTGATGAAGTGGTTAAAACAGAAGCTATTTTTAGAAATAATCAAGCCAATGCAAAAATAGGTTGGAATGGTCCGCACGAAAGATATAGAATCATCCATTTAAATGAATGGGGATATACTAGAAATGGAAAACAAATTAGACCAAGAGGATTTGGTGTAATTACTAAATCATTGAAAGATTCTGAACCTCTTTATTTCAATACAGTTGCAGAGGAGGTCAAAAAGAATTTATGAATGATATGTTGAATATTATATATGATGCATTGGTTTCAAATGAGTATATTTATTCTATGACCTATAATGAGAAAATGAAAAGTCTAAGAAT